ATTAAGTGGAATTGCATCAATTCTTCCGGCCATTGAAACCGGGGGCATGGCGGCAAATGCCGGATTCCAGTCTATGGCGGTAGGTCTTGAAGCCGTTCAGGCGGCGATACCGATTATTGGTATTATCCTGACAATCCTTACTGCAATCATCAATGCGGTAAGGCAAGTGGCAAATGCTGTAAAGAACGAGACACAAAAAATCATTTCCGCCGTGAAAACGGTAGTGAACAAAATCCGTTCTGGGATTGCTGCAATTATAAACAAATTCAAGGAACTCAAAAAGAGAGTGAGAGAAAGCCTTGGATTTTCAGAAAAACAATCTGGTGCATTTGCAAAGAAACTCGGCTCAATCATCCGACTTGGAACGTTCATGTTATTACGTTCAATGTTTACACACCTATTTGAACTCGTAAAAACAGGATTCGATAACCTTGTTATTTATTCAAAAAGAGCCGGAACAGAGTTTCACAAAAACGTAAATCTGCTCTACAACGATTTGCGACAGCTTGGAGCATCACTGACAACTGCATTTGAGCCAATACTGAATGTAGTTACTCCGATTCTGGATTATCTGATTCAGAAGCTCGTTGCAGCAACAAACGCATTGGCACAGTTCTTCTCAGCACTCACCGGTAAGAAGTTCTATACCAAGGCAATAAAACAGAATAAAGATTATACAGATTCCTTAAATGGTGCTGCAAAGGCGGCAAAGAACCTTACCACCGGCATAGATGAGCTTAACATCCTAAGTGATGATAAAAGCGGCAGTGGAAGCAACAGCGGAGCCGATGGAAGCGGTTATGAAACAGACGAGATTGCGGATAAGTACAAAAATCTTGCACAGATGATTAAGGATGCTTGGGATGAAGCTGATTTCTACGATGTAGGAAGAATGTTCGGGGAGAAACTGAAAGAAGCCCTCGATAACATTCAGTGGGACGGCATCAAAGCATCTCTGAGAAAGATTGCGAAGTGCATTGCGACATTCCTGAATGGTTTCCTTGAAACTCCTGGATTGTTCACATCAATAGGCGTGACAATAGCGCAAGCTATTAACTCTGCATTTGAGTTCGTTGATTCATTTGTAGAAAACTTCCATTGGAGCAGTCTCGGAACGGCAATAGCAGATCTTATCATTGGTGCATTAGATACTCTTGACTGGACTCTGATAAATAAAACCGCAAAGGGACTTGCGCAGGGTATCGTAGATGCAATCAACGCTGCCCTGCAGACAGAAGATCTCTGGAAGAAAATTGGAACAGCAATTTCCAATGCAATAAACTCAGCGATTCTATTTGCAAAGACATTCGTTACCGGATTGGATTGGGCTTCACTCGGAACCGCAATCGGCAATTTGCTTGGCAATGCAATAGCCGGAATTGATTATGTTGGCATTGGAGAAACATTCGCCGGTTTTGTAAATGGTGTATTTACTGCCGTACTGAATTTCTCAAAGACTTTCCCATGGAAAGATATTGCTACGAACTTTGCAAACGGTGTCAACACAGCACTGAAAAAACTCGATTGGAATACCATCAAAGATGGTTTCGATACTTTCTGTGAGGGACTTGGAACAAATATAAATACCGCAATTACGAAGATCGACTGGAATCTCGTAGGCACAACGCTTGGCAACAGCATCAAGACACTTTTCAGCGGTCTTGGAAAATTCCTTGCAAAGATAGATTTCAAGAAAATCGGAAGTGACTTTGCGAGTGCGATAAACAAGGCAGTTAAGACTATCGACTGGAAAGAAGCCGGAGGCACAACGAATTCCCTTATATCTGGTGTATGCACACTGATTAACACTTTGATAGACGAGGTAGATTGGTACGAATTTCTAAAGGGCGTAGGAACGGCAATGTCCGAGATTGACTGGGACACAATCCTCAAAACAGTCTTTAAGGTATTTGCAGCCAAGTGGACGTTCAAGAATTTGTTCAAATGGGTATCATGGACCGCCATTTGGAACCAGTTGAAATAAATACTGTCGGAGAGAAAATAGTCAGTGGCTTGCTTGGTGGAATATCTAAATCCCTTTTGCCGGCACCATTGCAGACAGCGTTGAGTTGTTTCGGAAATGTGACAGATGTTGTCAAAGGAATATTTGGCATAGGTGGTTCATCCGATTCAACCGTATTCAGCACACTTGGAAGCAATCTTGTCACTGCTTTCAATGGAGGCATCGGAAAGAAATTCCCAGACTGCCAAGCAAAAGTTACGGAGTGGGCCGGAAAGGTCAATGACTGGTTCTCGGGTACGAGTTTTGGAAAGATTTGCAAAGAGACTTGGGAAACCCACGGTCAGAACATCATAACCGGCTTTAAGGACAAGATAGGCAATGCTTATACCACCACGAAAGACAGCATCACGACTTGGGCTGCTAAGGCCAAAGAGTGGTTCAACAATTCATCATTTGGTGGGGTCAACATGGAAACATGGACCGGATATGCAAATGACATTATCTCCGGTTTCAAGACGAAAGTGGGAAATGCCTATACACAGACCAAGGACAATATTACCACATGGGCCTCAAAGGCAAAGGAGTGGTTTAATAGTTCTTCATTCGGCGGAGTGAACAACGGTACATGGACCACCTACGCAAATGATATTATCACTGGTTTCAAAACAAAGGTGGGTAACGCATACACCACTACAAAAGATAACATCACAACCTGGGCGAGCAAAGTTAAGGAATGGTATACGAGCAGCGGCTTTGGAAACATCAATAGCAATACTTGGCAGACCTACGCAAACAATATCATTTCCGGCTTCCGGGAAAAGGTTGGAAACACCTATACCACCACAAAGAACAACATTACTACTTGGGCGAGTAGCCTGAAAGATTGGTTTTCTGGATCTTCATTCGGAAATATCAACAATGCCACATGGACCACTTATGCAGGAAATATCATAACTGGTTTCAGGAACAAAATAGGACTGTCGTACACAGATACGAAAAGCAATATCACAACATGGGCTTCAAACCTCAAAACGTGGTTCTCTGATAGTGGTTTTGGAGGCATCAATAGTTCTAAGTGGAGTACCTATGCAGAGAATATTATTTCCGGCTTCAAAACGAAAATCGGAAACAGTTATACGACTTGTAAGAGCAACATTACAACATGGGCTTCTAATGTAAAAACGTGGTTCACAAATACCTGTTCTTATGACAAGTGGTATGACATTGCAAAAAATGTGGTAGATGGTTTTAAGAACGGTATAGGAAATCTGTACTCTACCTGTAAGAACAACATTGAATCGTGGGGCAGCAGTATTATCTCATGGTTCAAAGACAAGCTGGATATTAACTCTCCGTCCAGAGTATTCAAACGATTAGGTGCATATTCCGTAGAGGGATATAACATCGGCGTAGAGAAAGAGGGAGAGAAAACAAAAGGAATTGTCACTTCCTGGGTAGATTCATTCGCTGATATGGACGTGAACCTCGGAACACGTCTGAAAATCAATGACAGTGCATTGAAAGAATACAGCAACAATTATGGAAGTGATTTCACGAATGAAGCAATCGTGCAGCGTGTGACAAGGGAGGTATCTACAAACGGAACCGTGCAGGCAACGCTTAATTCCGGCGGCGGTCTGAAAGAAGCTATCAAAGAGGCTCTGGACGATCTTGGAATAACAACCGCTGTGAGTGAGATTTCCAAGAACACCAAGACACAGGCTGATAAGAAAGAACAGACGATTGTTGAAATCGGTGGAAAGACAGTTACGGATGCAGTAACCACACAGCGCAATGCCAACGGTTACAGCTTCCAAGGAGCGTAAAGGAGGGATATGGAATGGCTTATATATCAGTAAATGGTTATGACTTTCCCCCTCCTAAACGTGGGGCAAAGCCAACTGTATCTACAATGGTGGATGCCGGAAGAAATGCCAACGGCACGGTCGTAGGGCAGAGAGTTGGGCGAGATCAGTACAAACTCGACACTCTGGAATGGCCGTGGCTGACGGCAGCAGAGTGGAGCCGGATGCTTACGGTGCTGAGTGCGTTTTTCGTATATGTCACTTTCCCAGATCCGGTCACTATGAAAAAAATAACAATAAAGATGTACCCCGGAGATAGAACGGCGGAACCGTACTGGATAGATTCAGACGGAAATCCAATTACCTATCAGAGTTGCAAAGTAAACCTTATTGATTGCGGAGAGTGATTGTATGCAGAAAGTATCAAATGAATACAAGGAAAGCATGAAAAGCTCTCTTAGAGAGCGGTCATATATGATGATTTCATTCGGTCTGGTAAATCAGGAAGCACAGGCCAACGCAACTGTCATGGGAAATAATTTTGCCTATTACTCGAAGCAGACCGGCTTATTCGGTCAGCGAAAAGAGGACACTGTATATGCCACGCTCGAACATGATTTCACAAAGGTTGACGGATCCATGTATTTTCTTCCAAGAGAGAATACATCCGGTAACTACTACGACACCGGTTTGATAAGCAAGCCTCTGATTCCGAAAAGTGGATATGAGCTACTTATCGAACTGAATGTTGTGGCAACAGACATTAAAGGTCTGACTATCAATTTTGGAGAGGTATACCCTACACGTTTTGATATTTTGACAAGTAGCGGTCAGCGAATAGAGATTACCGACAATGATATGTCAGAGTTCAGCACAGAACAGGTGTTGGAGAATACCACTTATATCAAATTCATCTTCTATGAGATGAAAAATCCATATTCCAGATTGAGAATATATTCAATCCAGTTAGGTTACGGCCTCGTGTACTATAACGAGGACATTATGGATTCTAAATTAGACAGTTACATATCCCCGATTTGTGAGGATGTTCCGCAAATAGATTTCATGGTTAAGTTGCAGAACTACGATCAGTATTTCAATGTTGACAATCCGAACTCTGCAATCAACTTTTTGGAGACAGGGCAGGAGATGTATGTCTGGTACGGTTATCAGTTGCCGAACTCAGACGCTATCGAATGGATAAGAGGGGCAAAGTTACAGTGTAGTGCATGGGAAAGCGATGATTACTCGGCAACGATAAGGTGTCAGGATCTTTTCAGAAACATGGATGAGGAATATTACAAAGGCTGCTATGCTCCGGCAGGAATCACATATTACCATGCAGCAGAATTGGTCTTTCAGGATGCCGGAATTGAGGAATACTACATTGATCCGTACCTCAAAAAGTCAACCACAAAAAACCCCATACCGAGGGTTAAGCACAAAGAGGCTTTGCAGATTATCGCTAATGCCTGCAGATGTGTTCTTTCACAGAACCGGTACGGCAGACCACAAATTAAATCCTCATTCGCACCGGAGTACGACATAACGTGCAACGGAGAGACAGAGTATTCCCATGTTCGGAATATAAAGAGTGAGACTGCAAAACAGGAGTACGCTTCATTTGCACACAACTACACCACTGTAAATGCAGAAATGTATTATCTCCCGGAGAACCAGAGTAAGGCAGATAAGTATACCGGATATATTTCATTACAGCAGTCCAATAAGGATTGCCTATTTGAAGAAAATCCGATTATCTACATAACTCAGGAAACCGCCTGTATGTACTATGGTTTGCAGTTAATGTTTGGTTCTACACTGCCTGACGGAATTATATTCAGGACTTTCAATGACGGCAAAAAGGTGGATGAGTATGAGGTAAATTCGGACATTACAAAGAGGCTGATAGTACAACACGATTTTGATGATTTTGATTTGATGGAGATTGAGTTCACAAAGACAAAAGAACCATTCAACCGCATAGTCGTTGATTACTTCTCATTTGGCGATATAACGGATTTTACAATGGAAAGGCAGGATATGACCTCTTCTCCGAAATCAATCAAACAGGAGCTTGTTAAGGCGGTCAGAGTGCCATACTATTCATATCAGAAAGGCACAGCCGAAGAAACGCTCATAAGCGAAGAAACGGAAGTAACCAAAGGAGATGTGCAGACATATTACCTTGGAGATCCGACTTATGACTGCCGGGCAACATTCAATGGGTCAGCATCCAACGTAAGCATCATTGAACGTGGAGATTACTATGTAATGGTTAAGTTTCTGATTACTGGCAAGTACCAGTTTGAAATTATAGGACACAGATACAACATTGTTGAGCAGTATGCCACAAAAACACTTAATAGCAGAGGAAAGACCATCACATGGAAAAATCCTCTCGTAAGCGATATGGAAACAGCAAATCACTTGGCGAACTGGCTAGGAGATTACTATAACGCCGGTATTGAGTATGAGTACAATACCCGTGGCAATCCAGAGATAGACGCAAACGATATTGTGTATCAGGAAAATGCGTACCGTCCCGGATTAAAAGTAAATATCTACCGCCATGTTGTGAACTTCTCACAGAGCTTGTCTGGAAAGGTAATTGCCCGTAGGGTATCAGAAAAATAACGGAAGAAAGGAAGAGGAAAATGGATGGCTATTAAATCTGTTAAAGCTATCGTAAACGGTGTAACTACCACACTCACATACGACAGCACATCAAAGACTTACAAAGCAACACTGACTGCTCCGGCAAAATCCTCATACAATCAGTCAGGACATTATTACGGAGTGCAGATCATCGCCACAGATGAGGCAGGCAACAGCACATCGGTAAATCAATCCGATGCAACTCTCGGAAGCAAACTGAGACTTACCGTTAAAGAGAAAACAGCACCAGTTATCACAATCTCAGCACCTACGGCATCACAGTTACTTACGAGCAACCAGCCTA